CTCTTTACATATGCCCTCACCGATACTCATATCGAAGTTAGCAGGGTCTACGCAAGATGAAGATTCGGTGATGATGAATCCGTTAACTAGGGTAGCATGAACCACTGTAGTATTATTGCCCCATTGGCTTACATCGTAAGATGCAATGAACTCATTGATATTTTGCTCTTCGATGGTATTATTGTCGCCAACTTGTAAGTAAGCTTTTTCGAATACTTCCTTTGAAACCCATGCTCCGTAACCATTAGGATAAGCCACTTCGTAGCCACTCTCTTTTGAGGTAGCTGGCTCGACATACCTATTGCAATCTTCTATTGACATTGGCCACTCATCAGGATAAATAAAATCCTTATAGCCTTCTCCAGAATATTTAGTTGCCAGGGTTGCTTCAACCAGCTGCACACCTATATACTTTTTCATAATCTCATTTCCTTCCAATTTACACAAAATAAAAGCACCTTTTCGAGTGCTTATTACTTGATGGCTTTTATTACGCTGTTTGTTGCTGTCCTGGTGTTCCTGGCGGCATTGCCGGTTGCAGTGCTTGTTGCTGCATGATGTCCTTTTGAGCTTTAAACATCATGCTTTGCTCATGTTGCTTAACGTGGTTGTCGAGCTCTGTTGCCATTTCTGGCTTTTTGATAAGAAGCTCTTCGTAGTCCCCAGATAGCATGTATCGAATATGCTCTTCTATATGAATGGCATCACCATCATATTCACGAATCTCAGGTGCCTCGCCTCTTTCAAGGAAGATGTTTTCTCTTTGTGCTCTTTTTATATGAAGATCATCAATGCCAAGTCCTGACTCCCAATTACCCATCTCGAGCATTTCATATATCTTAGTAAGTGCACGCTTTGTGAGTCTCCCGGTATCCGGATCATTGAATAATCCCTGTCCTAGCATGTCATAAACCTGCTGCTTACGTTGTGCAGGAGTCTGAATGAGTTCATTTTCAGTGTCCGGGATGATATCGTCAGAGGTAAGATCATTCTTGTTCCATTCGGCTACCAGGATCTCTGAACCCTCTCCTACTAGCCTATCCATTCTAGGTCCGATGACGAATTGTCTGTAAAGCCTAATCCATGCTTTTGATTGATCTACTACTGCTAGTCGAGTATGCAGTGCAGTAAGTGATAACCTTGTATCATCCTGCTCATTTAGCAATTCAATTCCTATACCGGAGTTTACGCCTGTAGGCGCTTGACTGCTGCGTGATATCTCAGACACACCAGATATAAGGATAAACTCATTCAGGAGATTGTCCTCTTCTCGCACGAAGTCTTGTAGATTTGCATTGCCAAAGTCGATTGAGGCAGCAGGTGGAAAGGTTCTATTTCTTGTGAGAATTCCACCAGGAGCCATGCCTTCCTCTAGGACTCCAGCTTCATATGCACCTTCCTCTACATCGATAACACCTAATGTGATACGATTGAGGTATTCTTGCTTTCGATTTTTAACTGCATTATACCTACGCTGAATGGGAATCAATCTTTCAATGATTGAAATGCCCCAAAAACAACCAGGATTATTGATGCATACTTGCTTTGTGAGGGGAAATTCTCTCTTCTTATCCTCACCATTTTGATATGGGAGGGATCCATAGTAAAGAAGCTCATCCTCGGCATATATTATCATCCTGCCCTCTGGATATCGCCTTGAAGGCCTCTCGTAATACTCTCGAACCATTACCTGTGATTTTTTAAATGTAGGTTGTACCGATGGAACAGTAACGCTGTAGCCTAAACCACCTGTACCCACGGTTGTTTGTCCTAGTGAATAAACCTCTATGTCCTTACCAGTGATTCTTTTGCCCCATAAATCCTCTACATCATCCTCATGGTAGGCTTTTTGATGGAATATCCATCTTTGCCCCTCCATAGATGCAAATGGTGATTCCGGGAATATCTCATAAGGAGGGCAAACATAAAGATGTATATCACCCTCTGAGATTGCCTTGCCGTTTACGATGCCAATAACCTTACCTGCCGAATGATCCCATGTGCTTTTGTAAAAAACTGTACCAGTAAGCTCTGACCATCCTGTGGCCTCTGATAATTTAGCTAGCATGTTTACCTTGCGCTGAGTAGCTTTAACTACTGCAGTTGATACCTTAGCAGCTGATATATCGTTGAAGTTATTTGTAGCCGGTCTTACGGTCATGGAGGGATGCACTCTTGAAAGTTTAGCCTCTCTAGTTTCTATGATAGGCGCAATGTGATCAAATACCTCACGCTCTTGATACCAGTACGCTTTCTCGATCTGCAACATATCCTGAGTAAATGGATTGATATCGCAATACTGATTGCCAAGCTCAAAATTAGTATTCATTTGCCACTGCAATTCATATGGGATTCTGTCCTCACTTGCCTGGTCAAATTTGCTATTAAGGTCGGCTATGATTTCATCCTTAGTCGGACCATCGTAAATACTGGCTACATCATCCTTTGGAGGCGGCTCATTATCGGGATCACTTTTAACAGAAAAGATACCGGATACTGTTTTCTTAATGATATTTATTACATTCCCATCCATGCTATCACCTCACCTCTATGCTTTTTGTTTATACTGATTATCTACTACCTTTTTAATCCCATTGGCTACGGAACTATGCGAAGAGTCGGAGTGAGAACCCCGCACATAATCCTGTAGGGATCCTGCCATGATCCTATTGTATAAATCCTCACGCTCTTTTGTGTGGAGTGTATTGCAAGCATCACGCTCTTTGGTGTGGCATATGTCGGATATAATGAAAACAATCCCCATTACAACGAGAATCAGAATAGCATCTATAGACATTATGCATCACCCTCTTTAAGCTTCTCTAAGATGGCTACTTCCATTTCATCACGCTTCATCGTGCCATAGCCTACTATAGTTAGCTCTTTAGCAAAAGCTCTAAGGTCATTCCAACTCTTAGCTTTTATAAGATTCATCTCTTCATCATCTTTAGAAAGGGGGGTACACTCTAGCTTTAGACTAAATTCAGCATTGGTAGGTTCAACCAACTCATTAGCTTCAACAACTGTCGTTTCGATTCGTGATGCTATAATCGCTTGAATATCGGGTCTAGCCATTATAAATTCTATAGGCATATTTAATGCTATTTCGGTAGCGTATGGCTTGCATACCTCATCTATGTACCTTTGCACATCTTCCCTATCTATTACAAGCGAAATAGGAGCATCGGCTACTATATCCTCTAGACATTCGTTACAGATGTTATACTTGGTGCCTGGACCATATTCCTTTATGCCTAGCGATACTCTGGCCATGTTGGAGCATCCGTAGATATCACATATGCTATTATAATTGTAGGCAGATACCACTGTTTTCCGTTTTCTTTTCTCTATTTCTGACATTGTTTTTTCCTCCCGTTTCTTTATGATAATCTCTTTGTAGCCATAGAACTCATGCCTATTCGTTTAGCAAGAGCATCTTTATGCTTTTGTAGTTCGGTCTTTGGTGGAGCGGGTGGCTTAGAATGTTCCATATGATAAGCAATCAAGCCATACCCGGAACTGTCAAAATTATGATCTTCTTCAGAATCCGCTACCTTTTCCCTGTCGTGCTCATCCGTTAGTAGGTTAGGCATGTTTTCTATCAAGTGTGTACATGTGTTGAATATCTGCAACTTGGCTGTAAACTCACCATCGGCACCAAGGTAAGGCTTAAGATACTCATGATATGTTGCTTTACGTAGCCTACGATCTGTTACAGCTTTCATCATGCTGTATTTTAGTCCACCTTCTCTATAATAATCAGTAAGGTCTTTACCCGTCTGATCACGATGGTGCTGATTCCATGCATCTATACCCATTACAACGTAATCTATCTTTTCATACCCTTTGACTTCTGCACCGCTGACAATCTGAGTGTGTTCGGATAACTCCATAACCTTCTTGGCTTGCTCAGTATAATAAACCTTCTCGCTATCACGATATCTGGAATACTCTCTATAGATGAATACTTGTCCATCTTCCGATACTGTTAACCAGTACCATGCGAATGGATCAGCATAGCCATTATCACAGGACATCCACCTCTTCCAATGGGAGGGAATAGCGAAAGGATCGCATACATGGATATCTCGGCTGAACTCAGGGAATGCAGTACCTTCACCTGCTGAGAACGCCTCTTCCGGTGTTGCTGGATATTCCTGCATATACTTCTGTCCGGATGCCAAAGCTTTTTTAGTGGCTTCGTACCAAGCATTATCCCTGCGAGGATCCGCTCTCCAGTTCAAAAATATCTGAAAGAATCCATAATCTTTAGAATGCTCCCATATATCTTGGAAGAGAGTCATGCGTTTGGCAGTAGATAATCCGATTACCTTGCCACCAGTAGGGCGATTGATTGTGGGATACGATGCTGTCCATATCTGCTGTGCAAATTGTTGAAATGCCCACTCATCCAGTATTATTAGAGATGCAGTAAATGATCTACCACTGTCCTGTGCTGCTGGCATGGCAATAAACCGGGATAACTCACCATCTGCATGGTATATCTCAATCTCATGCGCCGTTGCGTTCCAGACAACTCCTGTGTATCCTGGAATAAATGCTTTGCCCTCTGTGCATATCCACGAGGGGAGATTACTAAGCATAAACCTTAAACGGTTTACCAACTCCATCGCATCATCGTCTCTACGTGATAAAGCCACTACGGTGAATCCTACCTTGAATAGCATCCCCTGTAATGCGTACCACAAAACCAACCAGGTGAGACCCAACTGCCTTGCCTTAAGGATTATATTAAGTCTGTTAGCTATAATCTCTCTTAATGCTCTCTTTTGCTCTGGCCATAAATTAAATTTAGATTTACCAGATTCAGAATCTGGATCTTGTACCCAACCATAGTCATTAATGAATCGTTCTGGGGAAATTGCCAATCGTTTACGCTCTATGTCTATCGCTATGAAAAACGCTTTATCAATCTCCCTCATCGCCATTTACTGCCACCTTCTTGATAAAAGCGAGTCTATCAATCTCATTCATGTTGTTTATCTCAATAGGACCACCATTTGGACCAGTGACCTCTTTACGCTCAACAAACAGCCCTAAATATTTTCCTGCTTTCTCCAAGGCATTAAGCTTATCATGTAGTTTAAACTTAAAAGTTCCGTCCTTGCCTATAGATACCTCGCTTATCAATGCTCCGTCCACTTCTTCACTCGGTTTTGCATCTACAATCTGCCTGTAACCAAATATAGGATTGCCCTCTTCGTCCTCGTCAACCTTTATTTTTTCAGTCCTATACGCTAAAAAGTCTTTAATGTCTGAAAAACATATTTTTGCATATTCTTTTAGAACCTTTTCAACTGTTATCATGTTTCGATTTTTAAGTTCATTGGTGAGCCCTTCCAACCTTGTCTTTACCTTGTTGTCATTAGCTAATACACAAGCTCTCTCATCTATGGTCTTATCTTTCATCTTGTCATAGGCATAGGCTTGTTTATATGCTTCTCTCTGGCTCATACCGGCAAATAAGCCTTGAGCAAACTTTTCTTGTTTGATTGTTAACTTCATGCTTACTCACCCCTTTATATAATAAATCACTTAAGCACTAATCCATGTTTTTGTGTAACAGCTCCGTGATATCTCTCGCTCTTACCATGATAATCACCAGGAGTCATTAATCTCTCAGTATCCCTGTCTTGGTAATCATCGTCTATTACATTCTCAAGAAAGTACAACCTGTCTAGATCCCTTAACCGATAGATCACGATTATATTAAACAGTACTTTAGGATCATTCTTATAAATTTTATCTGCTATGGTCATATGGCACCTCTTAGAATATATTTTTGTTTTTGGGAATAACAAGATTGCACCTATCCACAACAAGATTATCCATGTACTCAATACATCAGTTGATGTACACTTA